GGAGTGTGTTACCAACAAAGATCTTACGTGACGAAGATATTGGATCGAGTCATCACAGATGATAATTATTTTGGAATCATATATACACTGGATGATGAAGACCGGAACAACTGGCAAGATGAGTCTTTGTGGGTCAAAGCAAATCCAAATCTTGGAATCAGTCTTTATTTAGATGAACTTCGGGCAGAGGCAAAAAAGGCAGCTCAAATGCCTTCGGAATTAACCAATTTCTTAACGAAGCGCCTATGTTGCTGGGTATCGGCCAGTATGAATCTTTTCAATATCACGAAGTGGCACGCGCTCGGGAACCCGACTCTGACGCCTGAGCAATTCAAAAATGATCCTTGTTGGATCGGTCTGGACTTCGCGCCACGGAATGATTTCAGCTCACGGTGTCTGTTATTCCGCCGGGAGCAGGAAGACGGGACGCACTATTATGCATTCTGGAAGCATTTCTTGTCCGAGGGGAAGGTAGACGAATCGGAAAACGCCAGCTATAAGGGCTGGGCCCGCGAAGGTTGGATCGCGACCAATGAAGGCAATCAAACAAACCCTGATGTGATTGAAGATGATATCGAGGCGATTTACGCCGATGGCTACCAGGTACAGGAGCTGGACGCCGATCCGTCTCGCGTGCAGGGTATCGAGCAACATGTTGCCGAGCGGACCGGCGGCCTGGTGGTGGAGGTGCAGCAGATGCCGAGCGTGATGTGTCTTGCTGCGGAAAATCTCAGTGCATTGATTGCCGACGGGAAGATTCACCACAACGGCGATCCCGTGATGAGCTGGATGGTATCAAATGTGGTAGGCCGCAAGAAAGGCAATTGGGGATTGTTTCCGGACAAGGAACGCGACGAGAACAAAATTGATGGAGTGACGGCGCTATTGATCGCACTCTCCCGCGCCATGGTGAATGAACAACAAGCATTCGTTCTACCGAGTTATATATCCGTATGATCCATATACCACGAGGCATCATGGGCCGGATTCAAAAACTATATGATTGGATGGGAGATGCGTTTTCATTTGAAGGCGGGCAATTCGTCAGGAATTACGGGCAGGTAGAAAGCGATACCGGCGAAAAGATAACAGAGACAAGTTCGCTTCAGACAATCGTTTTGCTGCGCTGCGTTACGCTTATTGCTGGCGCCGCAGCATCATTGCCGATTGATGTCGGGGAGCGACGCAATGGCACTCGCAATCTGTTGGAGAATCATCCTATCGAAAAAATACTGGATTCAACACCCAATGATTTAATGTCCTCGATGGATTTACGGTCGCATCAATGGCTCAGTTTTCTGCTGTGGGGAAATTCATTCGATCATATCGTGTGGGATCGGGATAGGATTATAGCAATGTGGCCGCTTTTCCCGCACTTAATGGAAATCAAGAGAGATCCTAATAGCAACGATCTAATTTACAAATATTCTCCTCAAGGAAAAGAGGCAATTGAATATCCTGCAAAGGATATTCTACATGTCCGCTGGCATTCGCTTGATGGCATTGTCGGAATGAACCCTATTCAATTAGCCAGGAATGGAATCGGTCTGCACAGATCGACGGAAAAAAGCGTTGGACAGTTCTTCAAAAATAACGGGTTCTCGGCTGCTCAAATGAAATTTCCTGCGAACATGACGCAGAAGCAAGTCAATCAAGTGCGTGATGATTTCACGGCGCAGTATGCGGTGAGTAGCGGTGGAGCATATAAGTTGGCGGTGATGTCAGGCGGCAGCGAGATTGAACCCATAGGCGTGAATCCGAAAGATGCTCAATTCCTGGAAGAGCGCAATTACAATGACGTGCGGATATGCATGCTGTTTGGAGTACCTCCTCATATGGTCGGTCTAACCAATAAGCAAACGTCCTGGGGTACAGGCATTGAATCTCAGAAGCAGGGTTTTCTTGATTTCACCATCGCGCCGTTACTGACTTTCTTCGAGAAAGCCTACGAGCGGGCATTGCTGTCAAAGTCTGAAGAGCGCTTGTACATCAAGCATAATACACGGGCATTCCTTCGCGCAGATTTCAAAGGACGTATGGAGGCGCATGGTGTGGCCGTTGATAAAGGGATTGAAAACCGCGATGAAGTACGGGCGAGTGAAGATTGGAATCCGATAGAAGACGGATCCGGGAAAATCTATACAGTGCAGGCGCAGATGATCCCGTTGAATATGGTGGGGAAAATACCACAACCGTCGAAGCCGCCAGAGAATCAAACCAATGCCAAAAAGCCAACATTGGCCGATCTGATAAATGAATTCGATCAGGTTCGCATTACAATTAAAAATGAACCGGAGGATAAAAGCGATGAGTGAATTCAAATTCCTTAGCCTTGATAGATTCAAACAGCTTGCTCGCTCCGGCCAGGTCCCGAACGAAACGGGTGTGTATAAACAATTCGCAGCAGAAGTGAAGGTGGAAAATGATTCTAGGCGAGAGCTTCTTTTCACAATTTCGGCGGAGACTATCGATAGGGACGGTGACAAAATCGCCGTCGATGGATGGCAGCTCGACAACTACAGAAAAAATCCCGTCGTGCTCTGGGCGCATCAATACTCGGGATTGCCAGTCGGCAGATCGAAACAAGTATGGCCCGAAGGCGGAAAACTCAAAAGCATAGCGGAGTTTGCCCCTCCGGAATTATCGGAATTCGCGGACCGCGTATATCGATTCTACAAAGAAGGCTTTATGAGCGCGGTCTCTGTGGGATTTCTGCCGAAGAAATGGGCGTGGGCCGAGGACACGGATAGAAAATATGGAATAGATTTCGAGAGCCAGGAGCTTTTGGAATACTCCATGGTGCCTGTGCCCGCGCATCCAGATGCGTTAATCGAAGCACGCGCAGCTGGGAACGAATTGTTCAAATCTGTCAGAGAGTTTGAGAACTTCCTGAGGGAGTCAGCGGGGTTCTCACGCAACGATGCGACCTTGTTGGCGTCGCGCGGCTGGACTGGTTTGGCTCAGAGGGATTCTGAGTTGGACGAGTGCGTTAGGGTGGTCCAACAATTCCGCAATTCGCTGCGGTAGATGGGCGATTGCAATCGATAACTCCGAGGCTCGCATCAATGTGCGGGCTTTTTTATTTGGAGACTGAAATGGATATAAAAGAATTACAGGATCTGCTTCAGAAGACGCTCAATGAATTTCGATCCTATGTGGATAAGGAATTTAATGAGATCAAGTCCAAGGGAATTGCAGACCCGCAAACGAAAGAAACCATCGAGCGGCTCAATGGCCGTATCGATGAATTGCAAGCCAAAATCAGTAGACCTCCACTTCCGACCGAAGAAGAAATTCAAAAGCAGGATGAGAAAGAACAGGATCTTTATCTGCGCAAGGGATGGAATGGAATGTCGGCTGAAGGGCGAACCAAGGCCATGTCCGAAGGTAGTGATGCTGACGGCGGGTTTTTCGTGACTCCGGACACAAGCGGACGAATCATCGCGAAAATCATGGACACTACTCCTATGCGGCAATTGGCGACCGTAATCACGATAACGACCGACAAAATTGAAGGTCCTATCGATAACGATGAGGCGGCCAGCGGATGGGTTGGAGAGACCGGGACGCGATCAGATACGGCTACACCGGCAGTCGGCAAATGGTCGATTCCAGTATTCGAGCAATACGCCATGCCTAAACAAACTCAAAACCTTATCGATGATGCGGGTTTTGATGTGGGCGTATGGCTCGAAAATAAACTTCGAGATAAATTTGGAAGGCTGGAAAATGCTGGATTTTGCACTGGTACTGGCGCAGGACAACCGCGTGGAATCACAGCCTACACCACGGCAGCTGCGGCAGACTCCTCGCGAACCTGGGGGCAGATCGAGCATGTAGCTACGGGGACATCTGCGGACTGGACGGCGGCAAATATCGATAAGATATTCGATTTGGAAACCGCGTTGAAATCCGGCTATCGCCAGGGAGCATCATTCCTGGGTCCGAAATCCGTGCTTCTGAAAGTCCGTAAGATGAAAACGGGTGACGGTCAGTTTCTGTGGCAGCCGGGCTTACAGGCCGGTAAGCCTCAGTCACTCATCGGATATCCCTACCTGGAAGGTGAGGATATGCCTGCTATCGCGGCAAATTCTTTGTCTCTGGCTTTCGCTAATTTTCGCGAAGCCTACACAATCGTGGATCGTCAGGGCATTCGCGTTCTGCGCGATCCGTTTACGGCGAAGCCTTACGTGGTGTTTTACACAACTAAGCGCGTGGGCGGCGCGGTGCTGAATTTCGATGCGATCAAGCTGCTGAAATTTGCGGCGTCCTAAAAGGAGGACCTATGCATAACCTTACAGACAATGTGAAAATCGATCAGGTCCTCGGATACTTCGCAGCGGGGACCACCAAGCGCACGTCGGCTATTCTGGATATGGCGGGATACGACGGCGTGGTATTCGTCGCTGGACTTGGGACCA